ACGTCTACGCGCGGGGAACGAGGCGGGATTTTTTGTATAGGGGCTAGAGCCCGGTTTTTGCCTACGCGTGTACACGTGCGCGAGACCCCGCACACCCCGCACATCCCAATGCTGGCGCTGGTTTCGACCCCGCACAGCACCCCGCACAGCACCCCGCACACCCCGCACAGAATTGGACGAATTCCAGGCTTTAGGCATGGTTCGCCCCTTTGTAGTCGGATACTGCGTTACGAAACGCTACAGCGCATTCTCCGAGCCATGCGGTTTCGGATGAGCCTGGAGGCATTTGTACTGCGCTCTTTTGCGGTATGACGAATCCCTTCGGGTTTGTGAGACCGACACCGTTCAGGTAGCGCTTGCGGGCCAGTGCCATGTCCTTTTTCTTTCCGAGTGCGTCGATCAGCTTGTTTAGCGGTGCGGCCTTGCTGATGCCTTGGCGCTGGCACCAGGAGCGGTAGAGGTCGAAGACGTCTTCGGATAGGGCTGGCATGAGGCGCACGCCGTCGATTTCGCCGCTGGTCCATTGGTTGTAGAACCGGTTTGTGCTGTCGAGGCTGAGTTCGATGAGGTCGGCCTTGGCTTGGGTCATGGGTGGCTTGGTGTGAGGGCTGAAGCCCTTGAGGTCGATCTGCAGAAGATGGTGATGCAACGCCTCGATGCCGCCTGCGGCGATTTCTTCGGCCACTTCATCATAGAACGTGGATGAGAGCTTTTCGGGCGTCCAGATGACTGCGTGGCGCCGGTCGTCCTCTTCGAGCACCACCGGCATGCGTTCATTTGAGAGAAACACGAGGTTCACGTGATTGCGTTCGTCGTACGCGGCCATGTTCTTCGGGTTGATCCGGATCCAGTCGCCGGTGATGAATGCCTTGAGCTTGTTTTTGACGTGGTAGAGGTCCGAACGGGCAACGACTTCGTCTGCGATCAGGAATAGCTTGCGCGAGGCCCAATCGTTGAACTTGTCTTCAATGGCGGACTGGTCGATGCATCGCCCGTATCGGCCATACAGCGCCATGACGCACTCGAAAAACAGGTTCTTGCCGGTGCCTTGCGGCCCGTGAATAACCAATGTGGTTTTCATCTTGGCGCCGGGGTGCTGAATCGGGTATGCGATCCAGCGCAGCACCCACTCATAGAGCGCGTGCGCGTTATCGTCGGCCGCGCACATGTAGCGGAGCAGCTCCAGGAGGCGGTCGCACGCGCCGCGCTTCGGCGTAGTCGGCCATCGGTCCCAGAGGTTGCAGGTGATGTTCGGGTCTTCGTGCGCGGGGTCGAACCCAACCTCTTGCACGCGCACGAGCTTGCGGGTTGGATGCTCGGCCCATCGTCGGTGGAGTTCGCGGCTGATGCAGGCGTCGCGCATGTCCGATAGCGCGACGAGCATGTGCTCCTGGTGATCGAACACGGTGCCCTTTTGCCCGTAGACGAGTGCGAACCGTTCGAGGAGTTCATCGAGCGTGTCGATCGGGCGGAGCTTGCCGTCTGACCCCTCCCCCCCTGTGTTCGTTGCCCCCGGCGCTGCGGCCGGCGCAGTCCACCCGAACGTTCGCAGCGCGTCGTCAATCTGCTGGCGCACCGACGGGAGGCTTTCGAGGCCGTGCAGATCGTTGAAGTCGGTGATCTTGTGGCCCTGTGCGACGAATCGCTCCCACCGGGCCGTGTCGTCTGCGAAGCGCGGAACGATCCACTGGCCACCGACCGCGAGCGCGGCAGCGCTGGCCCGCGCGCGTCCTGCATTTTCTCGCTCGTGCGGCTTGTTGCACTTCGGGCACGGTTCGGTCGGCTTGCCGGTTTGGACGAGCTCCCCGCAGTGCTTGCACTTGCCGAAGGCATCGTCGTCGGCGCAAACGAGGATCCGCGCCTTCGGGTAGCGCTTGTGCAGGGCCTCGGCGACTGGCTGCAGGTTTCCGGCATCGAATGCGACCGCGACCGGCAGCCCCGTGGCTTCATGCAGGCTCGCTGCGGTGGCGTAGCCCTCGGCAATCAGCAGGATCCAGGTCGGAAGGCCGATCAAGTGGAAATGCCCGCGCTTGGAGAGCCCCGCCGGCCAGAATTCCTTGTCGCGGCCGGTGCGTTTGATCCGGTCGGCGTGCGCCTTGCGGGTGAGGATGAACTGCAGGCCATGAACGCGCCCGCCGGTATCCATCATCGGCACGACCACCGCGCCGGTCGGCGAGAATCGCACGCCATGGGCGCGCACCCCTTTGCGTGTGAGGTAGTCGGAATCCCCGTCTACCTGGCATTTTCGCCACGCTGCTTCGGCGCGTTCGGCCGCCCGCTTGGCCTCGGCGCGGCGTTGCGCGTCGGCGCGCTTTCGGTCTTCGGCTAGGCGGGTGCGAATCGCGGCCTTCTGGTCGTCGGTGAGCGTGAGTTTCTGCAGCAGGATCTTCCGCGCGCCGTTGTCGTCCCCCTGCCAGATCCCATAAGATCCGACGAGCACGACATCGCCCCCGTCGAGCGTGAGTTCGTGCAGCACATACCAGCCGCGTCGCTCTCGATCGCCCTCGATCCGGCACCGCTGCATCTTGCCGACAACCAGGCGATCGACGAGCAGCCCGGCGTCGGTGAGCTGGTCGACAACGTCGTCGTGATTACTCGCCATCGCCGACCGCCAGGGCTTCAGTAGTTCTCAACGTCACTGACTACCCCTTTTTCGAGCCTCTCCGCACCCTTGTGCACTCCTGCTCACAGGGGCCCCCGACCGGCTGCCAATTTGTTGCGATGTGATTGACAGCGAGCGAGCCAACTGCACATGACGCCTGCGCGCGCACTCAAACACTGGGGAGATGGGGCGCGTGCTCATGCCTGGCGCGTCCTGAGTTGCCAATCATCACGGCAGTACGCGTCACAGAACAGCGCTGGCTTGTCGAGCGGCGCGTCGCAGTTGTGGCATGCGCCGCGCGGCTGCAGCGTCGTGGAAGGCCGGCGCGCGGCTTCGATGGCGCGGGCGGTGTCGATCTGCTCGCGCTCTGCGGCGAGGTCAGCGAAATCGGGCATGGCTATCGGATCCGTGTCAGCAGGTGCGCCGTGTAGGCGATGAGGTCGAACAGGACTTCGCGGGCTTCGTCGCGCTCTCGTGAATTCAATGGCCGGCCGCCCTCAAGCGCTCTCTTGGTCGTGGCCACTCTGGCGCTGGCCATGTGCGCAAGCCGTGCGAACGCTTCAAGATCCGACTCTGGTGCGCCGACGTGTCGGGCGCTCACCTTGCGCGGGATCGTCACGCAATCTGCGAGCGCTGCGATCTCATGCACGACCTCCCGCGGTTGCAGGGTCTCGATCATCTGCAGGAATGCATGCACCGTCGGCGCGTGGTCGTAGCACGTGGGGCCGAACTGATGGCGCATCGCGTGTTCGCTCTTTCCGAGCAGCTCGGCCACTTCGGCAATGCCGCTCTGAATGCCGGGCTTGCAGAATCGCTTCATCGCCCGGTGCAGCGCGCGCATCACCGGTTCGTACTCCACTTTCAGGAGTTCGCTGTGGCTCGTCGGGCCGTCGAGATCGTCGGGGTCTGGATTGCGCATAGCTCGGTCCTACGCCCCGCGATCCGGGGCACATACGATGCGGTCAACGTTGAGACGGGCGGCACGCCCCACGCGGCTAGAATTGGAGGTCTCACACACCATGATCATCACCACAGGAGCGCACCATGGAACTTGCACAGGTCGCCGTCATACGGCAGAACGTTCATCATCTTGTAATCACCGCGCTGATCACGACCCATCCCGAGCCTGGTCGGCTTGCCGACCTGATCGAGCAGATGTTTGCGCAGGGTCAAATCGACTGGGCGCAAAACGGCGTAGAGCCTGCAGTGCGCGAAATATCCAGGGACTACATCTCCGAGCTGATCGAGATTGCGCGGCTCGAAGCGTCGCGGCGCCCCGATCCTCCGAGATCTTGATCGCCGCACGGACATCAAACCCCCCGAGCGCGCGGTCTGCAGCAGCCAATGTCATCATGCGACCGTCCATCCGCACCATAACCCTGTATCGCACAGAATCACTCATCACCGGAGATCCCCATGACCCCCAACACTGCCGAAATCCTCAACACAGTCCAGCCCGTGCTTCGTCACCTGATGATCTCGATCGCCGCTGCCGCGCATGTCGACCTCTCGCTTCTCGGGCAACTGCTGGCCGCAGCATCCGCAAACGCCAGTCTCGACCCCGCTGCACGTGCCATGCTGGCCGACCTCGCCGAGGGCGCCAGCACCCTCGGGGCCGCCGGGCAGCGGAAACAATAGGGAGATCAGCCACCGCTGGATCTTCTGACGCACTTCCGGCGGCAGTTCTTCGAGAACTTCCGACATACCACGCAACCCCATGTCTATCGAATCGTCACCCTGCATAGGAGCGGTCCATGAACGAATCCTCGAATCAACTGTTGTGCCTGGTGACTCTGGCACTGGTACAGACAATGCCGCCGGACCTTGCGCGGCAGTTTTCGCAATGCCTTGCGGACCTTGCGCGGCACGCTGCCGTTGACGGCGACACCACCACTTGTACAGCAGCCAGAGATCTTGCTGCAGCGATTGCGCAGGCTGCGGATCGGAAAGAGCAGCACAGTCGTGCGTAGGGTCTGGCGTGGCCGACCACTGCAGAGACATCTCCGCCACATCGAACGCGATCACCCGCGAGTCGGGGAGCGGGCGAATGCTGTCGGCACTGGTCAGCGCGAGAACATCGGGCTGCAACTCGCTCACGCCATCCCAGTCGTCGACGATGCGCTCGCACCCGAAATGCCGCGCCAATGCCTGCGCGCGGCGCGTCTTGCCGCAGCCTTGTGGACCGTGAATGACAACCGTTGCACACATATCAGACGGACTCCTGGTCAAGTTCGCGGCCGGGGACATGCTCGTATTCGCCTGCCGCCACATCTGGCCCCGGCGCTTGTATGCCGAACGCTTCCGGGTGGATGGCGCGCAGGAACAGCAGGCGGGCAGGCGGGATGCCGTCGCGGCGCCATTGCGATACGGCACTCACGGTCACTTCACAAAGCCTTGCGACTTCGCTACTTGTACCTATCGCATCGATGATCTTGTTTGCATCCATGCGGCAAATCTTAGCGCACTAAAATTTAGATAGCAAGCGCGCTAAATTTCTGCGGCTTAGAGTGCTAAATATGCAAACCTTGTACGAACGACTTCTTCGAATCTGCCGGGAACAAGGGATCGATGCCGCGCCCGGCCGCGCCATTCGCATCCTCACAGGGCTATCCTCGGGTCGGGTCACGCAGATCAAAGATGCCGGCGAAGCCGCCAGGCTTGGCGATCAAGCGTTACGGCGCATCGCCCGCCTAGGGTATCGAGCCGACTGGATACAGGAGGGGCGTCTGCCAGAACGCAGCACAGAGCCAGCACCATCACAACATATTGCTATGGAATCTATCGCGCGCTATGCTACTGAGCGCACTGGATGGCCGTTTGCTCGAATCGGTTGGGAGCGCTTTATGCGACTCCCGGAGATTGAGCGCGCCGTCATCGAAGGGCAGTTGTTGCAGGCGGTAAATGATGCTGAGGCGCGGCTGAGTAAACAGCGGGCGCCGGGCAAGCTATCCAAGTAGCCACCATCTACATCTTTCCGACAAAGCGCAGATTGCAGGAGGGCGCGTGAGTTCACCAACATGC